ACATCTACTAAGAAAGAAATATTAGCTACGGATGCTTTTCTTGACCTGGGAAGATATCCAATGTTTCGAGATAGTGATACAACATTCTCTCTCAATGTTGCACTATCAATGAATACTTCATTAGTCACCATGTTGGTGTTGTATGAAGTAATATAAGTGTTATATGCTAGAGTATCGATTATTGTAGATAAGTTCGATCCTTCAAAGTCATAATCCGTGAAGTTTGAATTTGCACGAAGATAATCTTGAATGGATGCCTTGATCTGATCGAAATCTAGATTACTAAAATTTACTAGAGGCATTTATCTGGTAAGCTCTAAGGCGAATGAGAGTTGTTGTGTATCAACGTCAATACCTATGATCTCATAGTTAATGACTACATTGTATTCATTATCATCATATGAAGGATCAACTTGAACTTTTTTTAGATTTACTCTAGGTTCGAAGTTTTTGATAGTCTCTTCAATTTCTGTTTTAATTGCTAGTGTAGTAATTTGATCCATAGGATCGAATAACAATTCACTTACCCTAGATCCAAAGAATGGATTGAAGGGTTTGTCGCCACGAGCAGTAAAAATTATATTACGAATAGAACGAGCAATGGCATTAGAGTTTTTCAATACAATCAAGTCATCGTTTAACGGATTGACTTCGAAGACTGCACTGATGTCCTTAAACCCTTTGCTAATTCTTTCAGCAGGCACGTATTTGATACAACAAATCTACCTTATTTAGAACACTAATCCTCAGTTAGTGTTACCTGTTCAGAACCACAAGTACAGATATGATCAGGCTCAGAACAATCAGTTGTTTCAAAAAGTCCATCTGTATTCACCTTCCTCATTTGTCGAGGAGTTTGCTTGTCATTTGCGATCTCTCTTAAGAATTCGTGTTCACCCATTTTCTCTCTCCTTAGCGGTTTTCCAAAAGTACTCGTCTTCACGTCCCATACCTAATCGTTCAAATCCATTCTCTACAGAATAGTATTCAGTTGATACCTTAAAGTCAGGCATCTTAGGATCTACAGGTGTAAGACTATTATCGAAGATTCTCATACGATTGTTTGGATACAAGGCATATTGGCCATTATCCAACTCAATCAGATTATGAGACTTATGTTCTGCAGGATTCTCAGATGTTGCATAATCAATTACATCTGGATCTGCATGGTAATTATCAATGGTACAGATGTAAGTACCTTTCATAATATCATGATCTCTTGTATATAGTTCAAAGTCCATAGATCCAATGAACTGCTTACAAATACTTACTACACCATAGTCCATACAATTCCAAAACTGTAGGTTAGGTAGGTTCATATCTGGATCAGGTGTCTTTGGTTCTGATACAAACGCACTGATAGGAAGTTTGTCATACATTGCTGCATACTCTGGGAGATATGTCTCAAAGTAGAATGCACGTCCTGGCATACTCTTACAAGACACCCAGACACCCTTTACGAACTCTCCGTGACCAGATTGATGATCTGTTAGATATTCTTTTCTTACCCATACTTCCACTGCAGGAAGATTACAAATCAAAGAAGCCATACGCAATAAAAAAGACCCTAATATGTAGGGTCTCTAGTATTAACGTCCTTGTCCTCGGTAACGTTTGGGCTTACTATTACTAGAACTAGCTGCGTGCTTAGTATGTTTTCCTGCACCCTGTCGTGTTTTCTTGGGCTGTGTTTCAATAAATGTTCCGCCCATCAGTGAACGTCTGAACTTTGCCATAGTGTGTTGTATCTACTTGTATATTATAAAGGGGTTAGAGAGGATCCTAGGACCCTCTGTGACAGTTTATTAAATGACTCGCATCTTCTCATGTCCAACACGGATACGAGGATCACACCAGATATCAATACCAGCTTCAATAGCATCCAAACAGAAGGATACATCTTCACCACACATATCTTGTACTGCTCCAGATTCAAAGACTTGCATCTTAGGAGCGAACCATGGATACTTCATCTCAGGATGTTCAAACACACCCTTCTTAACCATCAACCAACCAAACCCTGCATAATCAACAGTGAAAGGCTTCTTACGTTTCTGAATACCATCAACCATCTCATGATTCATGACACCACCGTTATTACGGAAGTCATCTTCATCCAACCAGTGAGCAACTGATGTAGTACGTCCATCTTCAGTAGCATACCAACCACTGACAAGTTGTTTCTCTTCACCTTCAGCTGGGATTGCCATATCACAGAGTTGCCAGAACTTCTCTGTATTAAAGACAATATCACTATCAATCCACAACTGATAGTCATACTCTAGTTTACCATCCCAGGGAATCTGATCTGGTCCACGAAGTACATTAGCACCCAGACACTTACAACGAGCAAAGTTCACCATGGAACTATAGTCTTGTGAGATCTGAATACTCATTTGGTTTTGAACCATATCAAAACACAATTGTACAAAGTTCTTCAGGAAAGTGAATGAACATCCACGACCTGGAAGACAGAATACAATTGTCTTACCACGCATTCGTTCTTTAATTGCGTCAATATCCCATTCAGGTTCTGAACTAGCTTTCTTAGTAGTATTGGGCTTTGCTGCTTTTACTGTAAATCCTTTGGCCATGAGTTAAATAATCACTCCATTTCATTCATTATTGTATACGATATTTAGTTGTTAGTCAACATGTTTCACAAGTCCATATTCAGATAGAACTTCATGAAAGATCTCTTTTAGTTCTTCTCTTTCCTTAGGTGTGAATATATTATTAGAACGGACTGGAAGGGGTCCAGGATCCCCTCCAGTGTTCTTCTTTGTGAATGAGAGACCTTCACCTCCTGCACTCATATTCTGTGTACTCATCTTCATTAGTAACTAGACTCCTCTAATACCTTTGGAGAGTCACACACTTCATACTCACACTTAACACCTTCCATAAAGTAATACTCCCATAGACCGTTGAATGAATCTTCGTTTAGATTGTGATGTAGACACTTACCATCTGAATAGATGTGAAAAAGCTTAGTCGTCTTCATAGAAACCTCCAAGGTTACACGTTATCTAGTAGTTCTGAAAGAATGTTATTTTCTTCCAACTGACGCGGAAGTTGATAGTTCATTACCAATAACTCTTCTTTCTTGTTGCCATTCTCTTTACGATGTGCAAGTGAATACCGGAACTCAAATGTTTCCATATGGTAATCATCAAACTGTTCACGTAACCATGGATGTTCATTATAGGTGATCATCCAGTTATGTGGGGTTTCCTTACAAGCTGTAATAAAGTCTTCATGTACAAACCCCGTATGCATCTCCTTGTTCTTACCATATAACATATCCTTAATCAAGTAAGGTGGATCCAAGAATACAAAGACATCCTCACCCGGAGCACGCATCAGTTCTCTGTAGTCCCCATTCGTAATCCGCCATGGTTGTATAATTGATGAAATCTCCGGTAATTTTTTAATCTTAACCTGATTGAAGATTGTATTCTTATAAGAGTCACGAATAAACGCATTCTTATTCTGTTCTGTAAATCCCCCAAAGGACGACCGGTTCAGAACATAAAAGGCGGTTGCAAGATCATGTGGATCTGTAGAAGTATTGATTAACTCTCTCATCTCTCCATAGAGATCTCTGTGTTTCTGTTCTAACTCAGTAACATCAGTAGCTACACAAGCTTTATCTTTTAATTCTAATATACGATTTGTGAGACTATCTGAGTTATTCTGTAACTGTGTCCAGAAACAATACAGATTATAATAAAGATCATTCACCCATACAGGAGTCCCTGGATACATCGTAGAGAATGCAAGTGCACAACTACCACCACCTAAGAACCCTTCCCGATACTCCTTGATCTGTGAAGGTATCATATTCTGTCTGAAGAGATAATGGATAATCCTTGACTTACCTCCAGGATACCTCAGACAATTTGGATACTTCTTTCTTTCTTTTATAGCGGGCATGGGATGTTCTCTCTGATACACTTGGGAACAGCCTTATTATAACCTCTGTGGGGGTCTTTGTCAAGATACATGCTTCCTGTGAGGATCGAACTCACCTTAGGCAAATTATGAGTTTGCTGCATTCACCAGATTGCTAAGGAAGCTTATAGGGGGGTATTTTTTATGGGAGGATTTTTTCTGAGGGTCTCAGC